TTATTGCGAGCATGCGGCCGAATTGTCGGGACTGATGGCATTGCCGGATGAGCCGGAGTTACCGTTCGAATCTGCCTGCGGCGTGCGAAGGCAGTCATTCGAATCGCCATTCGAGCCGGAATTGCCACTATTGATCGTGCTGTTGGTCGTATTGGGATCGACGATTCCCGGATTGCTGCTGTTCGTTCCGCCGCTTCCGTTGCCGTTCATGCTGCCCGGTCCGGAGATGGTCCCGGTCGCCGATCCGCTTCCCGCAGCACCACCGCCCGACGAGTTGCCGCTCGATGAACCGCTGGAAGACTGGGCGAGGGCGGAGGTGGCCAGTCCGAGGGACAGAATGGCTATAGCCGCTATTTTGGTAAGCATGGTTTGCTCCTTCATCATCATCGACGAAGGCCGAACTACGGGCAGCGCCCGATGTTCCCGTTTTCCTTGAGGGCAGGTGCCGCTGCCGCAGAGATTTTTGGGTCCGGCCCTTGCGTTGACGCGCGTCTTTGCGTCATAAGGCGCCGAGTGGAAGAGTGTCCGAGTGGTTTAAGGAACCGGTCTTGAAAACCGGCGTGCGGGAAACCGTACCGTGGGTTCGAATCCCACCTCTTCCGCCATATTTACTTATATTTCAATAACTTAGATAGCCAATAATTTCCTTGGCCTAAAGTCTGGCCTAATCGCGTGTAGCTCCAGGGCTAGGGCATGCATAGCCAGTCAGTCTGATTCTCGACGATTAACGGACATCCAGATTTTTCACATTTGGTGCCATGAGCCTATTGCGCGCTCGGCATGTTTACATTGTGATCTCCGCAGTCGATCAACTGCGAAAGAGGAGGCCTATGATTTCCGCTATCAACGATAACCTGCCCCGTTTGATGTCGCCGAACGAAGCTGCGACAGCCACTACTTTCTCCAAAACAATGCTCTCCCTCATGGCGGCGAGTGGTAAGTTTCCTGCCGCCGTTGAGTTGAGCGAACGTCGAATTGCGTATGTGCGGTCTGAGGTTGAAGCTTGGATCGACGCGCGCATTGCTTCTAGGCCCCAAATAGCCGCCTAGTTCCTGGACATCCGCCACCGCGGCCGACAACAGCCAAAGCACCACATCACCCACCATTGCCGACCGGCTGCCAGCCGGCGGGCATACCGAACCGCGTCTACCAAGGAGGAACATCAGTGAGCGATGCTCAACTGCGGCAACCGAAGCCGGAGAGCCTTGAGGCCAAGTTTAAGCTGATGACGCTCTTGCCTTTCGACAAGCGGGCGAAGCGCAAACATCTACTTGTCTATGGGTTTGTTCTGGACTGGTTTCATTCGAAATACGGTGACGCCCTGGCCAGCTCGCGCCATGTGCTTGCGGAGCTCAAGAGCCGCGATCCTTTCGGCCATGGCTTGTATATGGGTGACGTTCATAGCGCTCTGACCGAGCTCGTCTCATGGGGCTACCTCAGCCAGGAAAAGGGCGCCGGCCGCAGGGCCAGTAGGTATGTCCCCGTCTGGTCAAAATTCGATAGCGTTCGGAATTCCATGAACACTACGTACGAAGAAGCTAGCGTTCGGGAAACTCCGAACATGAGCGTTCGGGAAACTCCGAACACTAAAGCCGATAGCGTTCATAATTCTCCGAACGAAGACCCATCCACTCCGACCCGGTCACAAGACCAGGGGACGGGAGTGGATGGACTAGAATGCGCACCGGCTTCGCCGCCGCCCGCGGCTGCCCCTTTAGGGGGCGCCACGGCGGAGCGTGCGCAAGGGTTCGAAGAGCTATGGCGTGCATATGGGCATAAGCAGAAGAAGGCCGAGGCGAAAGCGGCCTATGCCAAGCTGGCGCCCGAGGGCGACCTGCATGCCCGCATGGTGACGGCGGCAGCCAACTGGTTCGAACGTTGGGCTGCCCAAGGCAAGAAGGAAGCGCCGAGGTTCAGTCTAGCGAAGTGGATCGATCGCGAGGAGTATGACTGCGAACCGCCGACGGCATACAAGCGGAAAGAGCGTCAGGCGCGAACAGAAGAGCCAAGGCCAGCCTCTCCTGCGAATGACAACCCAAAACCGATGGCCTCGGCAATACCGAGGGCATCGCGCCGCATGGTCAACGACGTCGGACCCTTTTCACCGTTCGGCGACTTCGACGCGGAGATCGTCGGTAGTCGAGTTGAGCGCGTCGGCGCCACCACGGAAAGGGTTGTCCTGCAGCTGAATTGGAGCGGGCACGAAGGGTTCGACGCCGAGCATACCTTCTATTACCAGCATCCCATGCCGTCGATTCAGGAGCGAGGACAGGCCTTCGTGCAACGGCTGGCCGAATGCACAGGCATCGGGCATCTGTCGGACACCGAGCAGCTGCACGGAAGGCGCGTTCGGTGCGTCATCAATGAGCGGCTAGCGATCTCTTATGACGAAGCGGCATAATCATTGTGGCCGCATATCGACGCTTGTGAAGGCGCTCATGCGGGAAGGCACGCTCGTCGAGGTGGAGGAGCGTGATCCGATCCGACGAGAGATGGCGACGTTTGTCAGGGCGGCGTGAAGAGAGGCGGCAGAGATGCCGCCTTTTTTTTATTTGTCCCGATGCTCTATCGCTTTTAGCTTGTCTGGTGGCGGTTTTGCATAGACGTCGTCGACGTGCCTCGGCTCGGATATCATTTTTTCCACGATCAAATTGAAGAATCGGAACAGGCTCATCGCTGTGTCGGGATCGTCGCTCAGATCCATAGTTCCAGGATGAACGGCCTCGTTGCCGATCACCCGCAAGACGTCGAGGGCGCGTTGGATACGTGGATCTAGGCCCTTCTTCACGAGCGATGCAATGTCCTCATTTATGTTCTTGCCTGGCTCCCCAAGATGCTTGCATAGTTTTTGTATTCCGAGACGGAGCAAGGCCGCAGCGCCACGCGGAGATCTACTGAAAATTGCCGCAGCTTCTTTGTAGTCAATCGCTATATCGGCCGGTGTATCCAAATTCATCTCGACAACCAAATCACTCTCGGGGAAAATTAGCCTCCCGGCCACCCAAAGGCTAGATTTTCGGCAGTTCGCGCAGAAGGAGACGTATGTGTTAACCAGGTTAGCGGTTGCTCGGCCGCCACCGGGAACAAGGGTCGGTCCAGCTTCAAACGTGAATAACTTCCTGGAATCTGGGCTGTAGTTCTCCCTCAAAGCTTCTGGGGTCGAAGGTTCGGAACCAGCAAGCAGCTCTGATGCCATGACAACGTGCCATTTTTGATTGGAGTAAGCATTGCACCTTGGACAGTTAAAAGCGTGCTTAGCTATTGATGGAGGGTTTGGTGCCATGCCTCATGCATCCTTAGTTGCAACCTGTATCATTACGCATTTCAACTTCTAATACTGCACGGATAATTTTTCAAGAACCGTGCATTTACTGTGCACTACTGGGCGGAGACACCCGCACAATGCTGCCCGGATAGTGCACGGTTAGTAGGGTATATATTTATATATACCCCTACCCGTGCATCCGTGCAGTGCAGTGTGCCGCGCGCACGGATATCAAGTAGATTATCTGGGCGCCGTGCACCGGGCAAATCAAGGTGCAGCAAGCGGTACCTTGATTGCGGACAACGACAATTGTCCTAGTCCCTCGGCCGCCAGCCGGTCTCATCCATGGCGGTCATGAGCATTGCCACGAGCCGTGGGACTGCTACCGGGTTCGTAGGTCTTTCGAATTCTGAGATCCGGACGGCCGAGCCATAGCCTAGCAGCGCAGCGAGCTCGGCCTGATTAAAGCCGAGCCGCTTGCGAATAGCCTTGAACTCTTCGCTGGTCATTAGGCAGCCCGGAGATAGTCCATACCGTACACATTGCACATCATGTCCAGCTCAGCGGCAACGTCCTGCGCCTCGATGATCAGCATGAAGGCCTTGTTCTTGGAGACTTCGCGGTAAACCGCACCGTCAACGCGCACATCGAAAGCGTAGACCTTGCAGTCACCGTCGAAGCGGCGGGTGATGTTTACCTTGATTGCTGCGGTGCTGTCGGTCATTTGCTTGCTCTCTTTCGATGATTTGAAAATAACGGATATCCGTTATTTCGCCAAGCATAAAATAACGGAAAAGCGTTATTTGTTTCGTTGACTTTGCTGGGTGTTTACAGCGTAGTCAGGATGTTCACCGCCAACCATCCACGTTTTCATAAGGGCAACAAGATGAGCCGCCGCATCCGTAGCGCTGAGGAATCCGCACGCCGCGAAAGCCAGATTGCTAAGCACGCAATTCTTACCGAATTGGCAGACAGCACGGCTCCGCGGGATCCACGATTTCGAGGTGATCACTACCGTCGGTACCTGGCGGACGCACACCGCACAATTGCAACTCTGCAGGTTCGGATTGCCGAACTGGAAGCCGAGCGCGACAAGATCAAGGCCGACAAAGAGTATGCGCTTGGCCTTTGCGTTACGCGGACCGAAGCGGAAGGTGGCCGCCTGAGCTCTTTCCGCCTGGCGCGAGAGAAAGCTGCGCGACTGATGGAAGGTCCGGATGGTGAGCCTACAATGCAAAGCGAAGTGATCAGAGCAATCCCCGACCCGAAACCAAAATGGAGCAACTGATGACCGCAGCACGCGACTTCTCGGAACTGGCCGCTCTTTTGGCCGGGCATACCTCAGCACCGGCAAAGCCTAAGCCCGTGGCCGCCAAGGCCCGCAAGCCAGCGAACGACAACAAGCCGGCACGCCCGCTGCTAGCCTGGCCCGCATTCGAGCGCCTGGCACATCGCGGCGACGTCGCTCGGCTCTACGCGCTGCGCCATTGGCGCGATATGTGCTTCCCGCGGGATATGGATATTCCGTACAATGACGAGCCGCAGGATGACGTCGAGGTAAACATCGAAATCCGCCCGACTGAGGCTGAGCTCCTGGGTGCGGTGGGTCGCAAGGTAACTGGCCGCGAACGGTGGCCGCACACCCGCGAGATGGCCAACACCTATGACGACGCTCCCGAACCGGCTTTGCAGTTCCGTACTCTGCGGACCGGCACGATCGAGGCGACCGTCGGCGATCTCACCTTCCGCAACGGCGAGCTGACGCAGTGGGGGACAACTGCCAAAGGTCGGCCGCTGCGTCCTGATGAGCGTCGTCGTGGCGAAAAAGGCGGAGCGGCCGGTGGGAGAACCGATGGCGAGGTGCGGTCTTATCTTGAGCTGAAGGGCGCCTTGTCACCGCTCACCGCGCAGCCCTACATCAAGCCATGCCACGCCGAGCTGCGCGACAGGTGTAAGCCTAGCGACGAAGCCGCAGTCGGACGCAAGTTTCTGGAAGCGCTTGGCGTCGATGGCACAGTCGCTTTCGAACAGTTGCCATTTCCGGCGACCCGGTGCGAGGATGGTTATGTCTTCGGACCGCAGTGGGTCGGTGGCGTCAAGCAGCCGAAGCCGACAGCATCGGAGCCTGCCGGCAAAGAACCGGAATTCGTTCGCCACATCGAGACGGTCGACTATGTCGAAAGCCTGCGGTTGCGCCTTGGCAAGCACGCTGCAGTTCTTGATCTGGCCATCACCGATACCCCGGCAGCCGATATCGGTGTCGCATTGGGTCTTGCGCCGGCCTACGCCGCAAAGCAGGGCGCCAAGCTCATCGACGATGCAATCGACAAGCTGATCGAGATTGACGAGACGGCACGCGGTGATTTCGGAGAAACCCCGAAAAAACTTGCCGCCTGATATCCAGTCAACGGTGGGCTGGGACCGTATCTATATGAAAGGGTTAGAAACCCGACAGCCGCCATGTGCGGCTGTTTCTGTTTGAGGCGCTATCAAACGCGGACGCCAAGGGCTCGCGAGTTTAGATGGGACTGCCTCGATCCAACTGGTACGGTCGCGGACGTTCAAATCTGAACCGATGATACCCATATATACGCTGCGCCGGTCTCGTGCTCTTTGCCCGGCGCAGCGGCTGGCTCCTGCGCAATGGATGGCGCGGTTGAGCCGCCACACCTTTCTCTTCAACGGAAGCCGAAGAAGCTCAGGATTGCGAGCACGATAACGACGGCACCGACGAGCCAAATAATCTGGTTCATATGTAATTCCTCTCCGATCAATGTTTGCTTACCACGACGTAATGTCTGGCGTCGGGTGAGGTTCCAATATTGCTATCCCCTGGCGCTAACCTCCTCTAGCGACGGGGCGATCCATGCGGCCGCTCCCCTTCCGGGTCGAGCGGTCGCTTTCGGTTTCTGATGTTACCGGGTGCAAACCGGGCAGACGGGTTGATCGCCGTCTAGCGTGTGGCGTTCCCTTGCCAGCACCATCGGTGCTTCGGGTCCACACTTCGTTTCGCTGGTATAGCTCAGTCGGTAGAGTGCCTCCTTTGTAGCGAGGATGTCGTGGGTTCAACTCCTGCTGCCAGCACCAAATCAGATGCGCGCACTGAAGAGGCGGCGCGATATCGTCGGCTGTATGCCTCGGCGAGATGGCAAACGCTCAGGCGCCAGCAGTTGGCGCTGCATCCCCTCTGTGAATGGTGCCTAGAGCGCGAGGACATTACCGAAGCCACTGAGGTGCACCACGCCACGCCGCATCGAGGTGACCTGAACCTGTTTTGGGGCGGGCCTTTCGTGTCGACATGCAAGCCGTGTCACTCGTCGAGAGGCCAGCTTGAGGACCACGGCAAGGTCGTGGTGCGGTATGGTGCCGACGGGTGGCCGATCTAGGCGGGGAGGGGTCTTCCATTGTTATGGAGCATCGACGCCGACTTACCGGCGGTCCCCATTCGTACACAACGCCACGATTGAAAAGTTGAGGGTTAGCGCATGGCCAGGCCGCGCACGCCAAAGGCGAAGGCAGCCGTAACCGGCGCAGACAAGAAGAACAAAGGCCGGTTCGAGACGCGAGCCGATCCCGTGGTTGCCGACGATCTCGGTGAACCGCCGATATGGATGCCTGTCGGCCAGCAGGCTGCTTGGCGCGTCCTCGCAACTGAAATTCCGTGGCTCAACAGCTCGCACCGAGCGCTGGTGGAAATCGCAAGTTACATTCGCGGGCGTCTCATGGCAGGCGAAGATGTTGGCGTTCAGGCGCTGAACCTCCTGCGGCAATGTCTGGGACAGATGGGGGCGACGCCGGCTGACGCATCGAAGGCAGGGGCCAAACCCAGTGGCGAAGAAGAAGATCCGGCCGACAAGTATTTCTGATGATCCCGCGACCGCATACGCGAAGGCGGTCGTCACTGGCGAGATTGTCGCAGGGCCACATGTTCGCAATGCCTGCCGCCGTCATCTCGACGACTTGGTGCACGGCTCGGAGCGCGGTCTGATCTGGGATCCGGCTGCAGAGGCCCATTTCCGTGGCTATTGCCGCGACGTGCTTCGCCTCAACGGCGGCCAGTTCGAAGGTCGCCCTTTCATCCTTGAGCCAAGCCAGGCGTTCATCGCTGGGTGTTTGTTCGGATGGAAGCGAAAGAACGAAAACGGCAAGTTCGTGAGGCGTTTTCGTCGCGCCTATGTTGAGCAGGCAAAAGGTCAAGGCAAGTCACCATTTGCGGGTGCCGTCGGGCTCTATTGCATGACCGCTGACGGCGAGGAGCGCGCGGAAGTTTACGCCGCTGGCAAGGACAAGGCGCAGGCCTTTGTTCTCTTCCGTGACTCGGTTGCAATGTACGAGCAGTCGCCAAAGCTGAAACGGGAATTGACACCGTCTGGCGGCAATCCTGTTTGGAACCTGGCGCACATCAAGTCGCGCTCGTTCTTCCGTCCGATTTCCCGCGAGCAGGCTCATAGCGGACCGCGCCCGTACGTAGCGTTGTGCGACGAAATTCATGAGCATCCGAACGGCCATACGCTGGAGATGCTAGAACGCGGCTTCAAATTCCGCGACCAGCCGCTCCTGCTGATGATCACCAACTCAGGTTCCGATCGCAATTCGGTCTGCTGGGCAGAACATCAGTGGGCAGTAAAAGTTGCTGCAGGCACCGACACGCCCGATGAGGATTTCACCTACGTCGGTGACGTCTTCGGTACCAGCGACGAGTGCTTTTCCTACGTCTGTGCGCTCGATAAGGACGATGACCCGTTCACCGACCCGTCGTGCTGGGTCAAGGCTAACCCGCTCCTGGGCGTTACGCTGAAATATGAATACCTGGAAGGCGTGGTAGCGCAGGCGAGGGACATTCCCTCGAAACGCAACAATATTTTGCGCCTTCATTTCTGCGTCTGGACCGAATCCGACACGGCTTGGATACCTCGGCCCATCCTTGAGAAGGTCATGGTCGACTTCGATCCGTACGTCGAGCACAAAGGCGCGCCGATCACGGCTGCCGGGCTCGATCTCTCTGGATCGAAGGATCTCACGGCAGCGGCATTCGTGGTCGAGACCGGCACCAAGCGCGTAACGCGCGCCGACGGCTCCGAAGCGGATCTGCCGACCTACGATCTTTGGATTGAGGCATGGACGCCACGCGACACAATGGACGAACGGTCGAAAGTCGACCACGTGCCATACCGTGTTTGGTTCGAGCGGGGTTACATCAATGCCCCTGAGGGGTCGCGGATCCGTTACGATCATGTCGCTGCGCTGTTCTCCAGGCTGAATTCCGAGCATGGCATCAACGTTCTCGCTTTCGACCGCTACGCATTCGACAAGTTCGAGCAAGAGCTTGATGATTATGGCGTCGAGCTGAGGACGGTTGCGCATCCACAAGGCGGGAAACGGCGTGCCAAGCCCGACGAAGAGAGGGTGCAGGCAGCAAAGGCCGCAGGCCAGCCGGCGCCACTCGGCTTGTGGATGCCAGGAAGCGTCGCGGCGCTTGAGGCTCTGATCCTCGAAGAACGTGTGCGCCTGCGCAAGTCTCCGATCCTTTTGGGTGCACTCATGGGCGTAGCAATTGAAACCGATCCTCTGATGGGGAACCAGTGGTTTTCCAAGAAGAAGGCGACGGTGCGCATTGACCCCGCGGTTGCGGCTGCGATGGCCGTAGGTGCGGCGGTTGACGGCTTTATCGAAATCAAGCCTGTGGCATCCCCATGGGATGACCCCGAATTTTCCCTCAACAAGGCGGCATAATGGCTATCAAAGACTGGCTTTCCCGCCGAAATGAGGGAAAGGCGACGGAAAGTCGCGCATCTATCGAAAATCCGACCGTGCCTGTGAGCGCGGAGAACTTTTTCGCGTTCTTCGGTGTAAATTCAGCCAATCTGCCGGCGGTAAACGTCGACAAGGCGCTGACAGTGCCTGCTGTCTGGGCAGCCGTTGCTTTCTTGTCCCGCACTCTTGCTGCGATACCACGACATGCGTATCGCGACACGAAGGAAGGCGCGAAGCGCGTCAACAGTAAACTGGAGACGGTCGTCAACGGCGCGCCGAACGACACCATGGGGTCGTTTGCCTTCTGGCAGTGGTTCTGGGGGCAGGTTTTCACGGAAGGGCGCGGCCTCGCGTATATCGACAGGACGTCGCAGGGCGTGGATTCGCTGTGGCCTATGGATCCGAAGAAGACGACCATCAAGCGCAACGGCTTGAAGGTCGTCTACCAGTACGAAGGCCAGGAGTACGCTGCCGCGGACGTGATCGACGTACCATTCATGCGTCGCAGCTGCGGTTTGCGGCACTACGGGCCGATCTCGCAGGCATCCAAGGCGATCCAGCTTGCAATCGCCATGAACGACTACGGTAGTAACTTCTTTGCCGGTGGCGGTGTTCCGCCGCTATCGCTGGAAGGGCCGCTGCCGGCGAATGGCGACGCGATGAAGCGCGCCACCTCGGATGTGATGCGAGCTGTCGAAGGCGCCAAGAACGCCAACGAGCCGGTATTCGCTATTCCGACAGGGTACAAGCTCACCCCGGTTGGCATCGACCCCGCTAAGGGCCAGATGGTCGAGGCTCGCCGCTTCCAGGTCGAAGAGATCGCACGTGCTTACCAGCTTCCGCCAGTTTTTCTGCAGGATCTGACGCGCGCGACGTTCAGCAACGCCGAGCAACAGGATTTGCATCTCGTCAAGCATCTGATCGGCCAGTGGGCCAAGGCGCTTGAGGACGAGCTTAACCTGAAGTTCTTCGGCCGGAACAACAACGGCCGCTACATCGAACACAATCTCGACGGCCTGCTGCGCGGTGACTTCAAGGCCCGCATGGAAGGTTATGGAATCTCCATCCAGAACGGCATTCGCACGCCGGATGAGGTTCGCGGCCTGGAAAATCTGCCGGCAATCGGCGGAGAGGCTGAGAAGCTGCACATCCAAGGGGCTACCGTTCCCCTTGGGTCTCAGCCCAAGCCTGGCGCCACACCGCCGGCCGCCAATGATAACAACGATACCGAGGCTAAGGCCGCATGACGACAGAAATCGAAAAGCGCAGTCATATCGAGGCGGTCGAACACCGTGCTGCGGATGACAAGCGCACGCTCGTTGGCTATGCGGCCGTCTTCGAACGCATTGCCGATATCGGCGGGTACTTCCAAGAGAAGATCGCGCCGGGCGCATTCGCCGACGCTATCAAGGGCGATATCCGCGCTCTCGTTGACCACGATATGGGCCGAGTGATCGGCCGTTCCAAAAGCGGCACGCTGCGGCTACAGGAAGACGGCAAGGGCCTTCGCGTCGAGATAGACGTTCCTGACACCACCGACGGCAATGACCTTTGGGTGCTCGTCGAGCGTGGCGATATCAGCGGCATGAGCTTTGGCTTCCGCGTTACCAAGGAAACCTGGGACGAGACTGGCGATGTTCCGGTCCGCACGATCGAAAAGCTCAACCTTCTTGAGGTTTCCGCGGTCGCATGGCCCGCCTACGACGACACCACGATCGGGCTTCGGTCGCTAGACGCGGCCAGGGCAGAGGGTGGCGTCCGCAACCAGCGAAACGCTGCCCGGCGGGTCGCCGAGCGCCGCGCGAACGCTGAACAAAAGTTTCGGGGCATCCGGCAGGACGCTTCGTAGCCCAGCCGCAAAGGCTGTAGTCACCCGGCAGGGGCCGGAGGGCCGGACACGAAGTCCTGCCAATCAACATCTCTACAATCTGGAGCATTCTATGCCGACTCTTACTGAGCTGCAGGAGAAGCGCGGCCGTCTCATGACGGAAGCTCGCGCCGCCCTGAACGAAATCACCGCGAACACTGACGATGCCCGCTCCGCCGAGCTTGAGGCTCGTCATGACGCCATTATGGCCGATTTCGACAAAGTCGAGAAGAACATTGAGCGCGAAGAGCGCCAGGCCGCCATCGAAGCCCGCTTCGAACAGCGCCGCCAGGCCCGCCGCCCGGGATCGCGCTCGGAAGATCGCGCCTCCGGCTCGGATGCCGGCGACGAACTGTCGTACCGCTCGGTATTCTACAAGTTCATTGCGACTGGCGCCGATCTTGCCGCTCTTGAACCGGAAGAGCGCGCTGTCCTGAAGGCTGGTGTCCAGCTCGGCGAAGAATATCGCGCGCAATCGTCTGCAACCGGTTCGGCCGGCGGTTACACCGTCCCGACGGAGCTCTCCGACATCCTGATCAAGTCAATGAAGGCCTTCGGCCCCATGTACGATCCAGGTGTCACAAGCGAAATCAACACCAGCTCCGGCGCTGTGATCCAGCTGCCGACGATCGATGATACAGCCGGAACAGCCTATGCCCATACTCAGGGTGCCGACATCGTTGACGATGGTTCCGCCGACGCCGCCTTCGGTCAGAAGCAGCTTGAGGCATACGTCTACGATACGAAGTTCATCAAGTTCTCGATGGAACTGGCGCAGGACAGCATCTTCAACATTGAAGCACTGCTGGGTGACCTGCTTGGCGAGCGTCTTGGTCGTCTAGCTAACCTTCAGCTCACTGTGGGTACCGGCACATCTGCGCCAAACGGTGTTGCCACTGCTTCGACGCAGGGTAAGGTTGCCGCCTCTCCCACGGCCATTGCAGCCGATGAAATCATCGACCTGGTGCACTCCGTCGATGCTGCTTACCGCCAGTCGCCAAAGGTTGGTTTCCAGTTTAACGACACCACGCTGTCCGCCATTCGCAAGCTGAAGGACGGTCAGGGCAATTACCTCTGGCAGATGGGCGACGTCACCAAGGGCCAGCCCGGTGCACTCCTCGGCTATCGATATGACATCAACCAGGCCGTCGCAAATATCGCGACCGGCAATCGTTCGATGCTGTTCGGTGACTTCAGCAAGTACTGGGTTCGCAAGGTCGGCTCTCCGGTGATCGGCGTCATGCGAGAACGCTTCTGGCCGAACCTCGGCATCGCCGGCTACATCCGCTTTGACGGCGAGCTGGCTGACACCGCCGCCATCAAGCACCTGAAGCAGGCCTAATGTTCTGCGCGGGCTGGCCTTCTGGCTGGCCCGCCTCACACTCGGAGGCGACATGCTTTTGAAAATGACTGCCGGCCTATCTGGTCCGGACTTCAGCTTGTCGCCTGGCGACGAGCACGAATTCGACGATGTCGAAGCAGAGCGCCTGAAGGAAGCTGGCTTTGCCGTTGACGCCGAGCCCAAGGCTCCGGCCAAGACCAAGAAGGGCAAGGCCGATGTGGTATCCACCGAAGGTGACGGTAGCGGCAACAGCTGAGCCGGTTACGCTTGACGAGGTGAAGCGCCGGCTGCGGGTCACCTGGGATGATGAGGACGACGATATCAAGGCTTTGATCGCGTCGGTCCGTGATTATGCCGAGACCTACTGCAACACGCCCTTCGTCACGCGGACGGCGGAGGTCAAGTGCGATTGCTGGAACGACCTGGCGCGTCTTTCGATCGCACCAGTTCAGAGCATCACATCGATCTCCTATATAGACACAGCAGGCACCGTGCAGACGGTCGATCCTGCCATTTATGAGCCTCGGCTCGATGGCTTGGAGGCGTCTATCAAGGCCGCCTATGCCAAGCATTGGCCGATTACGCAGCCGGGGTCGCGCATCACCGTGATTGCTGTCGTTGGCTATACCGCCGTGCCAGATGCCGTGAAGCACGCACACCTCATTCAGATAGCAGATGCATTCGAGAACCGCGAAAACGACGCCCAGGACGACTGGACCGCTTTCGACGCGCTTCTCTGCAATTTCAGGCGCGGCTGAGCCGCAGAAGGATAAAAGATGGCGGATCTAGTCATCACCGCGGCGAGTGTGCTTGCGGCAAGCAATGCCGAGCGCGATCAGGGTATCGCGGGCGAAACTATCACGGCTGGCAAGCCGATCTATCTAAATTCCACGACCAACCGCTGGATGCTTGCCGACAGCAACGCTGCCTCGGCGGAAGCACGGCAGGCAAAGGCCATCGCGCTGAACGGCGCATCGGCTGGTCAGCCGGTCGCCTTCCAGAAGAGCGGCGACATCACGATCGGCGCAACGCTGGTTGCTGGCACGGCCTATTACCTTTCCGACACGCCGGGTGGCATCTGCCCGCTGGCTGACGTTGGCAGCGGCGAGTATGTCGTCCTGATCGGCATTGCCAAGTCGACGAGCGTTCTGCAGCTCAGCTTCCAGTATCCTGGCGTGAGCCTCTAATGCCTTGGGTCCGCTTTCTGGCTGATTTCGATTGGCGGGCCACGCCTGCCGTGACTTTCGCCTACAAGGCGGGCTCCACCGTGCTCGTCACCACGCCATGCGCCAAAGCGGCTAAGGCCGCCGGCAAGGCTGAGACTGCCAAGCCGCAGAAAGGCTCCCCATGACCGACAAGCGAGGCGCCGGCAAGCTGCGCAACAAGCTGCACTTCCAGCGCCGCGCGCTTGTCGATGATGGATTTGGCAACGTGCAGGCCGGTGACTGGGAAACCAAGTTCGACGCTTATGCCGAGTTCATCCCGCTACGAGGCGGTGAGCCGGTCATTGCGGCTCGGTTGACCGGCACGCAGCCGTTCGTCGTTCGGATCCGCTCAAGTGCGGCTGCGCGAGAGGTCACGACCGCGTGGCGCATCGTTGACGAAAGGCGGCCGAGCCGCGTGCTCAACATCACCTCGATCGCTGATCCTGACAACAAGAACGACTGGCTCGATCTGATGGCAACGGAGGGTGTGGCTGCATGACAGACGTGATCGTCTTCACCGGCTGGCTTATCTGGTATTCGCTGCCTCTCGCTCGTTGGCGAGCCAAGTTCGCGACGAAGTGGGCCAAGCTATGGCGATGATGGGCGAGTTGAAGGGCCGCGAGGCTCTGATGCGCCGGCTCAACCAGCTGGCGCCCAATGTCGAGAAGTATTCGGCTGAGGCAAAGCTTGATATCGCCAAGGACGCTGCCGATCAGATCGCGAACGCAGCCCCTAGAAATACAGGGGATTATGCGGCCAGCATCGAGGCAGATCGAGTTGCCAACAGGCCCGACCAGAAGCAGGTAGGCATTAACAATTCCAAGGATCCAAGCGCTGCCGGCGTCTACGCCGACTATATCTGGCGTTTCCTTGAATTCGGCACCGCGCCTCACAACACGGCGCCGGGTGGCGGCAACAAAAGCTACTCGGGACCGGTCAACCTGCATCCGGGGACGCCAGCACGCCCGCACGTCTTCCCGACGTGGCGCGCGATGAAGAAGAAGGCACGCCGGAAGCTTCTAGCGGCCGTCAACAAGGCCGTGCGCGAGGCCATGGGGAAGTGACACATGGCTTCAGCCGAACTTGAGCTTCAGGGCGCGTTCGTTGCGCGCCTCAAAGCTGACGTGCCGCTCACTGCACTGGTGCAGGGCAGGGTGTACGACCAGCCTCCAAGCCCGGTTGCCTACCCGTACGTCGCGCTCGGCGAGGGCCAAACCCTCCGTGATGATGCGACCTGTATCTCCGGCAGCGAGATTTATCTCACGCTGCATGCGTGGTCGCAGGCTGTCGGCTTCCCACAGGTGAAGCAGGTCGCTGATGCCGTGGTCGAAAGCCTTCATCTGGCGCCTGTCGCACTGCCCACTAATCGACTGATTTCACTCATGCACCGGCAGACACGCGTGTTTCGCGACGCTGACGGGCTGACCAGCCACGCGGTTATTGAATTCGTGGCTAACACCGAAAAGCCGCTGGCTTAAGCCCGGCCAAACACCACATTGGAGACTTGCATATGGCAGATGGCCAGCAGCTTGGCCGCCTCCTGCTGATTCAGATCGGCGACGGCGGAAGCCCGACGGAAACTTTCACCAATCTCTGCGGCCTCAAGACCCGCAGCTTCAATCTTTCGGCGTCTGAGGTCGATACGACGATCCCGAGCTGCACCAATCCTGGTGGGCCGGTTCAGAAGACCAGCCGTCCCGGCATTTCGAACCGCACTTTTACCGGTTCCGGCAACTTCGTGTCGAGCTCGGCATCCGACACTTTCATGAACCACGTTCGTGCATCGGAAGCCTTCAATGCGAAGGTCATCGTGCCAGGCGACGGCACCTATACCGGCTCGTGGATGGTTACCGACTTCTCGTTCAACGGCGATGTCGAGCCGAACATGGAATTCAGCGCGACCTTCGTTGCGGCTGACGTCCTGTCCTTCACTGCTGAGGTCTAATCATGGCGAGTGAGGAGAAGACCATGACGGAATACAAGCATCCGCTAAACGAGGCGCGCGGTGAAGTGCGCCTCGTCATTGCTGACGTCGAGCTCGTGCTGGCGGCCGAAATGAGCCGCCTTTCTGCTGTGTCAAGCCGGCTTCAGTGCAAGTCGCTCAACGATCTATTCGTGCGCCTCTCTGGTGTGGAAGTGTCGGCGACCGCTGCGGGGATCGAACTATTGACGGTCAAGGGAAACGCCTTGGAGGCGCTTTCCAAGCTCAAGCTCAAGCACTTCCCGGCTTGCGCCGCCGCATTCTCTGCCGTTCTCGCGCACCATTTCGATGGTGACGAGGGAAACGAGGAAGCCGCCGTCGAGGCGGCGTAGACCGGGATGAGGAAATGCCGTTCCGCCAATGGATGCGGATCGGCCTCGGCGGCTTAGGCTGGCGACCAGTCGAATTCTGGTCCGCGACCCTCACTGAGTTCTTTGAGGCTATCAACGGCCACAACGAAGCTCAGGGCGTCGAGCCTGGCGGATCGGGCGGAGCTCCGACCCAGTCTGAGATGCAGGCACTGCTGGCGAAATATGGCTAGCTCCACAGGCCGCGGCGTTCCGCACCTGAGAGCCACACCTCCAAAGCCCGCCTCCGAGCGGGCTTCTTCAATTCTAGGATGCGTATCGCATGGGCGTCAATAATGCCGACGATCTGATCATCTCGATCTCGACGGACCAAGCCACTCTGCGCCGCAGCGTCCAGCGCATCGAGCGCGATCTTTCGGGACTGGCTAGCACAGTTCAAAAGCAGTTTGCGGCTGTTGGGAAGTCGATCGACAATTCCATCTCGTCTACGCTGCAGAACCGTATCAACAGCATGGTTGGTATCGGCAAAAGCGCTTCCAAAGAGTGGACTGGCGCACTAGCGGACCAAGGCAAGGAGCTTGAAAAACTCCGCGCCAAATATTCTCCGCTCTTTGCCACCATCAATCAGTACAAGACGGCAGTTGCCGACATCAAGCGCGCTCACTCGCTCGGCGCTATTTCTGCCAGCGAGATGGCATCGGCCATCAGCAAGGAGCGGCAGGCCGCGCTCGCATCCACCGCTGCCATCAAGGGCAGGAACGCGGCGTTGGCGGCCACACCTGCTCAAAGAAGCGTAGCGACGTCGAATTCGTTTAACGTATCCAATGTCGCCGCTCAGGGTTTCGACATTGCCACTACGGCACCCTTCATGCCGTGGCAGACTGTTGCGCTCCAGCAAGGCCCGCAAATGGTGCAGGCGCTTGAGCAGATCAAGGCCAGCGGCCAGAGCGTTGGAAAGACGCTGTTAGCAGCCTTCACTTCTATGCTCAGCCCCATGTCGCTCGTTACCATCGGGCTTATTGCGGGCAGCGCGGCTGCGATCCAATATTTCACGTCCACCGAGGACGAGGCCGACAAGGCGGCCGAAGCGCTCAAGAACCACTCAGAGCTGATCCGTAGGATCAAGGAAGCGTGGCCGGAAGCAGCCGACGGCCTGAAGGAATACGCGGCGGAAAGCAAGCGTATCCTGATGCAGGACATCAAGGATTCGGTCGAGCTGTACAAGTCGACGGTGGTCGACGCATCTAAGGATGCTAAGTCTCCGCTGCTCAGCATTCCGGCCAGCGACTTTGGCGGCGCCACAGAGACCATCCGTCAGGTTCAGGTTGCTATCGGCCAGCTCGATGCCGGCATTAAGGACGGCAATCCCAATCTTCGAAAGTTCATCGAAGACCTGATCGCCATCGAAAACCAGTCTGGCACGCCGGAAAACATCAGGGCGATTATCAAGGAGATCCGCGAGTCCGCAAAGGCGGGCTTGGAGGCGCAAGCCAAGCTGGATCCTCTCACTAAGACGATCGAAGGTGTCGGTACAGCAGCTGCAGCGCAGGCGAAGAATATCGACCTGTTTGTGAAGGCGGTCGACAAGCTTTCTGACATTGCGCCCACGCAACTCACCGACCTGGCTCAGGCTCAGAAAGCATACGCCGAGGCCCTGCGCGATGCGCGCACCGAGGCCGACGTCCAGCGCGCAGATGACGCACTAGCAGCGGCCAAGAAGCGTATTGCTGACCAGAGCCCGACGATCACTAATTCCGATGGTCGAACCACGGACGTACCCGTTCCAGGCCAGCGTCCAAACGTTGAACTCGAAGGCCTGCCGGGTGCCGACAAGGCCGACAAGAAGCAGGAAACATCCGCGCAAAAGGCGGCGAATGCCTATCGTGATCTGAAGAAGTCGGCCGACGATCGTATCGGCCAGATGCGTCAGGAGACCGAGCTTCTCGGCACTTATGGTGTCGAAGCAGACGCGGCGCGGTTCGCGCTCGACCTGCTACAGCAGTCGGAAGACAAGGGCAGGTCGCTCAGCGAGGCGCAGAAGAAAGGGCTGGCCGAGAAGGTCGAGCTCTACCGGCAGTATTCCGAAGTGCTGGCAAAGACCAAGCTGGCGCAGGATTTGGCTCAGCAGGCGCGCTTCAATTCGCTGTCGAAAGAAGATCAGCAGATCAGCACAACGCTGCGCCAGTATGGTCTGGCAGACGATCTCGGTAGCGCTGAGGCCGGGCAGATCAGGCAGTCCCTCAGGACTGAAGGCATTCGCGACGAAGTTCGTTCGTTCGCAACCAACTTCAAGGACGCGCTCCTCAACAATGGCGGGGACATCGGCAAGGCTTTCGCCGAGACGCTGCAACGGGCCATGCTGGACGCGGCATCGAAGTCACTTGATCGCCTGATCGACCAGTTCGTCAACGCAATCGTTGGCAACGGGGCAGGCGGCACGGGTGGCGCAGCCGCTGGAATTGGCACTGTTGCCGGCATCTTTTCAGGCGGCTCCGGAGGCAAGAGTGTTTCTGGCGCCGGCTCGGCTGTTGATCTGGCATCGGCGCTGACTGGCTTCACGGAAACCGGCAACACGGGGTCGATCAACTCTTTCCTGAAGAAGGGTGGCGTAGACATCAATGCGGCTCAGACCGCATGGTGCGCAGGCTTCGTAAATTCATCGCTTGAGCAGATCGGCATTAAAGGCAGCGGCTCGCTGACAGCCAATTCGTTCCAGAATTGGGGGTCGAAGATTGATCCTTCGCAGGTGCTCCGCGGCGATGTGCTGTTGCAATCACGGGGTCTTGGCGCTGGCTCGGCTGGTGGCCATGTTGGCTTTGCCACTGGCGCCACCAGAATGGGCGACAACGGTCTGCAGCTGCAGATGCTCTCCGGAAACTCCGGAAAACTAGGCGCTGTCGACACGTCCTGGATCGACGCGACGCAGTTGCAGGTCAAGCGGGCGACCGAGGCAGCGAGCGCGCTCAAGGGCGTTGCTGGCTCAGCCGGCGCCGCTACGCAGGGCCTCGGGCAGATTGGGCAGCTGTCATCGAACTTCTTCCCGTCTGCCCCACAAGGCGGGGGAGGTGGGTTCGGCGGTTGGTTGTCGTCGCTGTTCAGCGGGCCATTCAAGCCGATCGGCGCGCAAGCCAGTCTCGCAGCAGCGGGTGGCATCGGTCTTTACGCCGATGGCGGCCACGTTGCCGGGCCGGGTGGCCCGACCGATGACAACGTGCCAGCTTGGCTCTCCAATGGAGAGTTCGTCGTCAACGCGCGCGCCACCAAGAAGCATCGGGCCATGCTCGAAGCCATCAACTCTGGCCGTATCTCGCGGTTCGCCACAGGCGGCCTTGTGTCGCCGCGGTTGGTTTCTGCGCCGGTCGCACCGAGCCTGTCGCCTCGTGCGCAAGCCGGCGGCAGCAGCCGAAGCGGACCCGATGTCATGGTTATCCACCTCGACGGCGCCAACGGCGACGAGCACGTCATGGCGCTTGCCAAGCAGGCGGTGACGGACGGCCTGGGCCAATACAACAAGAACCAGGAGCGAGGCGGCTTCGGCACGGTTCAAGGCCAGTTCACAAAACGAAAGGGCTGATCTTGGCGGCTTACATCAATGTGCCGACGTTGGCTGCGGACTTCCTTGGGCCGGCCAGCGTGTCGGTTGACGTTCTCGGATCGTCGATCTCTGGCGGTCGAAACGGTGTTGGCGAGAGCCAGACGATCGAAATGTCGGGTGGCGGTCTTCTGACTGCCACCTATACCGATTGCAAACTCACCCAGCCAGAGCAGTACGAATATGTGAACTGGCTGGGTGCACGCCTCAACGGCGGCTTTCGCTACATCAATGTCCCGATCATCACGGATTGGTTCGGCCCGTTTCCGAAGATTAGGAAGCTGGCGGCTCCTTATGCCAGCCACATCCCCCATTCCGACGGTGCGCTTTTCAGTGACACATCGGGCTACAGCCAGGCGACCGTCTATGGAGAAATTACCGAGGCGGCCAATCTGAATGCTGGCATCATCGAGATGCGTGTCTACGGACTGGCACGGCCACTCAGGTGGTCGGACTGGTTCTCGATCTACCACCCTACGAAGGGCTGGCGAGCTTATCGGTACTGGGAAGTCATCAGCGTCACAGCCGGGGACAACCCGGTCTACAGGCTGGCGATTGCCCCGCCTCTTCGTGAGGCGGTGACGGTCGGCACACGTGTCGAGTTCGCGCGCCCGCGCTTTGTCGCGAAGTTCAAGGACGGCTTCACCCTGCCGTCAGTCGTCGAAGCATTCTTCGTGACGCAGCAGACAATCCAGTTTTCAGAGGCATTTTAATGACCATCTCCCCCGAGAAATTCTCGCGCCTCAAGGGCGTTACGATCGAGCAAGTAATGGCCGTCGTCGCAGACCGATACGGGCGAAAGATGGCAGATGACCTTGCGAAAGAGCTGGTGAGCGGCAAGCCAATTCCCGTCGTTGACTGGCCGCGTTTCGAATAGCGGCTGTCTGCCATTAGTCGTTTTTTGGCTCGCTGTTGCGGGCCTTTTCCATATCAGCACGAGGTGCCTATGGCCTATGTGCCCGACAACGTCGTTGAGGCGTTGCGCGGAAGCCATCAGCTTGGCCTTTTTCTGCGCATCGACACAGATCCGGCGCTGCATATCTGGTTCGGGGTCAATGACGTCCCGATCGGCTTCGACAGCATCGACCCGGACGGCACGGTATATCTCGGTGGCGGCCGCCTTGTGGGCCTGCCGTCGCTCGAGGTGCTAGTAAACGGCACCTCCGATGCCGTCGATTTCACCATCAGCGGCGTGGACCCAGCCACCGGTGCGAAGATGCTAGACAGCATCCCGCCGGTCCGCGGCAAAAAGGTTCAGATCGGGCTCACAACGCTCGATCAGTACCACCAGCCCATGAGCAAGATCATCCCGATCTGGAGCGGTGTCGCTTCTCATCCGAAGGAATCGGGCTCGTACGGGCAAGGCGATGCAGGTGCCACGCTTGCTCTGAGCCTGGCCGTTGTCTCCGGTGAAAACACTAGGTCGCGGCCATCTCGCGCTCTGTGGTCTGACGCTATGCAGCGCTCGCTCTACCCGACAGATGCCTTCTGCGACGGCGTTGCGCGCCTGGCACGCGGCATCCAGCCGAAATGGCCGGTGTTCTGATTGACCATCCATGACTTTTTGGAGCGGCCGCACGAGTTTCGGTGGGGCGGTGTCGGCGGCGATGATTGCATGACCTTCGCCGCGTCATGGATCGCCGAGCTGGTAGGAATGGATCCTGCCGCCGGTTTTCGTGGAACCTATAGCACCCACGCAGGCGCGGGACGCATCATCGCTCGCGCTGGTGGTTTCGTGCCGCTGACGGCCAGCCTCATCGAGCCTCATGGCTTCAAGCGCACTGCGACGCCGCAACCCGGCGATGTCGGGATCATCAAAGCAATTTCAGAAATCGACGGACGCCCTGGCGAGATGGCCGCCATCCGCTTCGGGCCGCTGTGGGCATTCCTTGCGACAGCGGGCGTGCGCGCCAAGCGCTTCGATTTCGTCGCCGCATGGAGCGCGCCCGAATGAGCCACCATCACCGGATGATGCTTCAGCGCTACGGCTTGGGACACACCACGTCGCTCTATAGCGCTGTCGTATTTGATCCGATCTTCACGCCACTGTTCACGGCGATCTTGGGAACCGGCGGTTTCACGATCGGTGCCACGACGATCACCTATGCATCTGTCGCAGCCGCAATCGCGACAACGGCGCTTTCTATCGGGCTACAAGCCCTTCTGGCGCCCAAGCCACCGAAGCCGGAAGACGGCAAGGTGCCTCGGACGCAGCCAACTCCCTATCGCCAGTGGGGTGTCGGGCGCAATCGTGTTGGCGGCGCCTACATGCTGTGGGAGGCAAAGGGCAAGTCTCTCTACGCGGTGCAGGCCATCGCGGGCCATCGGATTAAGTCGATCAACCGCTACTGGCTGCACGACGACGAAGTCACGCTGCAGCCCGACGGCACGATCCAGCCTGGCACGAACTACTCGACGAGAGTGCAAATTCTCAGCCGCATCGGTCTTGTACCTGAGACGGCATACGCCCCCATTGTTGCCGGACTAGCCGGTGATGGAGTTTGGACGAACGGTCACCGTGGCGACGGTCAGGCATCTATTGCCATGATCGCCCAGAGTTCCAGCGCGGAAAAGCAGAACAAGCGCTTCCCGTACGGCCCGCCGCAGCTGTCAGTCGAAGCTGACATGGCGCTGTGCTGGGACTTCCGAGATCCGCTTCAAGATCCTGAGAACCCGGCGACATGGGCGTGGACCAAGAACACTGCCCTGCAGATGTGTTGGCACCAGTGCTTCAACGAGTTTGGGCATCGGCGCGATTACAAGCGCGCGATCCTGCCGGTTTTGGAGATTTGGCAAGAAGAGGCCGATGTCTGCGACGAGTTTGTGCCCCTCAAAGGTGGTGGTTTCGAGCGCCGTTACGAGTCGGGCGGATTCGACACAACCGAGAACGACCCCAAGGCTGGCACCAACGCGCTTCTGGCAGCTTGCGATGGTTGGATATGCGAACGAGGCGACGGCGCACTGCTGTTTATCGTTGGCAAGTTTCGCGAGAAGTACGTTACCACGATCACCGATGCCGACATCACCGGGCACCAGATCGAATATGACGTGCTGTTCGAGGATGAGTGCAACCGGCTTGTGCCGAAATTCACCTATCCCGAAATCGGCTATGCCACTTCGGACACTGACTTTTTCGAGGACACGGCGGCACAAATTACCGCCGGCCGCGTGCTGGCGCAGCACGCAATTTACCAGTGGGTTCAGCAGTGGCGACAGGCGCGCCGGCTAGGCAAGCGCGACTGGCTCAGATTGCAGCAGAAGCTCAGCGGGCAGCTCAGTCTCAGACTTTCTGCCATCAATGCGGTTTACACCCGTTGGGTTAGGATGAGCACCCCGCTCTCACTGCCCCGCCTCAATTCTAAGGTCGTTGAAAATCGGAAGTCATTGCTTTCGTTGATGCAGGGCGCGTTCAGCATGGATATCATGCTGCATCCCGAAAACATCGATGGATGGGATGCGAACACTGATGAAGGCAAGATGCCACCCGTGCCGCCAAGGACAGGCAAGGGCGACGTAGTTGTACCCGTCATCAACTTGGTTCAGGCCAAGCCCAACAGCGGAAGCGTTTACATCCGTGTGGTCATCATCGATCCGGCGGACGATTCACTTTACCCCGTGGTTCGCTATCGGGTTGCTGATGACGGAACCGGAAATCCAGGTGCCTGGGTAGAGCAACGTTTCCAGAACGCAACGCCGGCAAGCGGCTTCATTAACATGAGCACGAACGTCGTGCCGGCGAATAAGCTGCTGGACATCCAGGTTGCATTCATTGCCTCCGATGGAGACTACGGCGATTGGTCCGTCACGGCGAGCGTCACATCAACGATCGATCCGACAGCTCCCGGCACACCGCTTAGTATGACGGCCGTGAATGCTTCCGGTACCGTGACGGTTAGCGCCAAGGCAGCCAATGACAACACGCGTTTTCTCGTGTTCAAGCGAGGCACAACGGCGCAGACCTTCGCGACCGCTACCTTGATCGGCCAATATAACGTCTCGCCAAACCAGACCATCAGCTTCACCGACACGCCCGGAACAGGGACGTGGAAGTACTGGTGTGGGGCCGAGAACAACTCTGGCATCGCCTCCACGGCGCAAGCCTCTCAGACTGTGACGGTCTAATCATCAACATGAAAGCAAGCGTCTTCGGTCCAGAAGGACCGGAGCGCTTTGCTATGGAGTTTTCATGCCGCAACTGGCAGCACAAATCTGGGCCGACGGCCCTTCCGCCACTCCATTTGAGCCCCCGAAGCCGGACATTCGGGAATGGGGGACTTGGATCGAACAGATCATTGCCGGCATCATCGCCAACGGTTCTCACGGGCTGTATCAGACCCGCGCTTCGCTCTATGCTGACTTGGCTCACCCTGCGAATTACTCTGCTTGGGTCTTCGGCGATCCGACCACGGCTTACAACGGCATCTACATGAAGGTCGGCGCGTCGGGGACGGGTTCCTGGGTCCGGGTCGGCGATCTGCCCTACAGCTTCGTGAGGCTCGTCGACGCTGGCGCAGGCACGCTCAATGCCATCAAGCTCACGTCCACCATCCCGACTTCTCCCTCAGTGTTGCGTGTGGCCAATGTGTTTCAGGCGAACACGGGGAACGTAACGATCTCGGAAAACGGCGGACTGACCAAGCCACTGCTTACCGCTTCCGGCAACCAGATCGCCTCCGGCGGACTGCTGGCGAACATGATGATCGCCTACATCGATGCTGGCACGAGCTTCCGGCTGCTGTCGGATCAGGCGTCAGCGGCACTAGTTGCGGCGGCGGAGGCCGCGGCCATCCGGGCTGAGGCCGCCCGCGATGCTGCGCTTGGTGCGGTGCCAAATGTCTTCTCGCCTACCCGAACGGCGCTGAAGGCTCTCAACACAACTCTCGTGACCGCGGCTTACCTCACTGAGGCCGGCCGTGACGGCATGTTCATCTGGCGGTTGGGTGACTACGCGGCGAAGATTGCGAGTGATCCCTATGGAGGGCTTTACTTGAAGGCGGATGGGATCTCCGCTTCGGTAGGCGCATGGGTTCGTGTCGGTGGATGGGCAGTCGAAGGGAAGAACATTCGCTGGTTCGGCGCCAAGGCTACCGAAACGGCAGCGAACAACCTCGCGATTATCCAGTCCGTTATCGATATGCGCGGAACGGTCATCATCCCTGACGATCTCGACGGCGATTACGGCATTTCCGATACGCTGTTAGTGCGTTCGAAGACGACGCTTCGGTGGACGGGCAACAGCTTTATCAAGCTGACGCAGGCATCCACCATCGGCGGCGTTATCGTTGGTTACTCTGAGGTCGGCGGTGGCAACTCGTCCGATATTCTCTTCGATAACCCCCGCGTCGACGGCGGCAATCTCGGTTACGTCATTGGAGCGGCTACAGGCGAGAACGGCATCGGCGGTGCGTTTTGCGACGGCCTGAATATTCGTGGCGGTGTCGTGAAGAACTGCCGAAATGGTCAAAGCGCCTGGTCGGGCACTGGCGGCAAGGGCATTCAGATCGAGAACACGGTCTCGAATTTCCGCGCGGAAGGTACGCTTATTGTAGATTGCACGATCGGTTGTGAGACTGGCGGCACCGCGACCACGCCGACAGTCAACGGTCATTATTCGAACCTCACAATGCTTCGCTGCGACACCATGATCTGCGGTCGCCACAGCGCCTCTCCGCCGATTGGTGGGGTGGAAACGAACTCGGCAGTTTTTGAGGACATCACTGGCTACAACTGCGGGAAAACCACAGGGTATTGGCAGACCCAAGGCTTCACTATGGGAGCTATCGGTCTCGACCGTGTCAACAACTTCGAAATTCGGGGTCTGACGCTTTTCAACGACGCTTCCTATGGCTCGATCTCGTGCCTTGTACGGCACTATCGAGGTAACAATTGCAGCATCCAAGCGACGTTCTGGGGTGACTGCACCAACCTGATCAACAGCGCGTCGCCGATCCCCGCTGGGTTCGGATCCACCGGATCTCGCAACAACTGCCTGTACGACGTGAGACACGTTTCCGGCACCGCCGATCGCGTTTTGATCACTGCGGGCGGTGACGCCGCGAACCATGCTGCGAACATCTATAAGATCAAAACGGCGACCGTCACGACAGGGCTTTTCAATTCCGATGCCGCTCAACCTGACTTGTTCGGCTTCTTTGAAAATGCCGCAGGCGACAAATGCATCAACGGCCCGTTGGACCGCATTGCTGCACTTACTGCCTCGAACTATCCCGCCACGGCTGATCGCGCCAATGTTGGCTTCCTGCAGTTCAACAAAATCTTCATGAGCTACAGCCTCGGGGCTCAGATCATAGGGACGTTGGACACCGATCAGATCATTTTCCAACCCAACCAGGTTGAAAAATTCCGCATCACTGGCGGTGGCATTAGGGCGGTTCTACCAACTTACGCAACCAACGCGGCCGCTGTCTCGGCTGGCCTAGTCTTCGGGGATATGTACCAGACTTCGACGGGTGAGGTCCGTATCCGAGTCTAAGTGTTGGGAATCGGCGAGGTTTGCCCGATCCCTGAAACCTTTCGCCCTATCTCAATGCATGGCCGCTCGATGAAGCGATGCAGAAGATAGGCGAGAGGTATCGTGAAAAGCACCGTCAGAATGAGCGCGATCAACGCTCCTCTCAATCCATCGTGCTGATGCAAGCCGTGCAGCATCCTGACGGTTGCATAGAGCACTGGCAGATGGAGCAAGTAGATACCGAATGAAACTGTGCCGAGGAACCGGAATAGTCTGGCTTCCATGATGTTGTGCAGCGGTCCCGCTCTTCTGACCACCACAAGGTAGACCATGAGGAATGTCGGGAGAATTTCCGACCATAGCCAGTGTTGCCATTTCGAGTAGTGGAGCGGGCGACTTGGACCGCCGATAAATTCGGGAAGCCATAGTATGGCTATCGCCGACAAAATAATGATCACGGAGCCCAAGGCGGATATGCGATTGGGCCACTTCTCGGGAACGTGGCTTACCAACAGGCCAGCATGAAAGAAAACGAGGAATTGCACAAACAGTGGCAGGCTGAATGAGAGGGTGGCGAACGCTAGAAGTGCGAAGACGGCGGCGTTTATCCAGAAGCCGCACCGTCTGGATATCCAGAACAGAAGCGGGAGCACCGCCGAAGCTAGAAGCTCGATCTGCATTGTCCACAGTACCGCATTCGGCTGAAATGAAACGAAGATAGCCGCCTCGAAGATTTCTTGAAGGCTATAGGCCGCTCCTCCGGCCAGCATCGCGGCGAACAAGACAGAGGCCCAGGACGCAGGCGCCAGCCGAAAAAGGCGACGAAACAAGTACCGAGCATAGCTGGGAAGGCTGGTGACCGCGGATTTGTCCAGCAAGCAACCGAGGACAAAGCCGCTCAAAACGAAAAACAGCAACACCGCCGGTTGGGGGTTAAGCGCGGTATCGAGGAACATTCGTAACGCCTTTCCCTTCGCGGCAGATCTCCACGCCTCACCGGCTATAAGGTAGGTGTGTCCCACCACGACCCAAAGACTCGCGATGCCACGCAACGATTCCAGGTCTGGATAAAATCTGCTTTCGGAAGTTTGCCTCATCGAACTTTCTTAAGTCAGACCAATGGTCCTTTCCAGACATTGCCGAAACTACCGGATTTCATGTCGTTGGCGCAACCGAGCGTCGAATGATGATCCCCTAAAATCGGAGACATCCCCAATGACCGACCTACGCCGGGCGCTTTCACGCGCCTGGTCGGCGGTGCGTGCGCGTCTGATTCCTGACGCGGATCGCATCTTCAAGCGCGCCTGGTCGCTACGGCTCATCGAGCTCGCGGCGCTGGCCGACATCATCCTCAACGTCGTGCCTGTCGTGTCCGACTACCTGCCTTGGTGGTTGACGCTCGTCCTGCTGGGCGGGGCGTACATCGGCCGACTTCTCATCCAACCTGACAAGGAGGCCGAGAATGGCCAAGGTTCCTAAGAAGGCGATAGCTGCTGCCGCAGCCGTTGCGCTTTCGATCAGTGCGTTGATCAAGCCGTGGGAAGGCCTGTCGCTGACTTCCTATCCCGATATCGTCGGTGTCTGGACCGCCTGTTATGGCGAGACCAAAGACATCCGGCCCGGCATGAGGTTCAGCAAGGCCGAGTGCGAAGATAAGCTGCTTGTCCGCGTCACCAACGATTATTACCGCCCGCTGACGCAGTGCATCGTCGGGTTCGAACGCAAGCCGGTTGAGTGGCAGGCGGCTGCCATCTCCGTCACCTACAACATCGGCGTTGGCGCAGCTTGCAAGTCTTCGTTCGCTCGCCTCGCTCGAGAGGACAAGATCCGCGAAAGCTGCCAGGCCATGACGGCATTCAATCGTGCGGGCGGCAGGGTAGTTCCGGGTCTGGTTAACCGCCGGAATTCGGAGCTAAAGCTCTGCCTGAAGGGTGTCGAATGATCGGGGCGCTCGCAAAATTGCTTGGCGTCGACAAGTGGCTGGTAGGCGTCGTCGCCGCCTTGGCCATCGCGGCCGCTCTGGCTGGTGCTGTGGCGTACATCGACCACCGTGGCTACGCCCGCGCCGAGGTCTATTATCAAGGCCAGATCGCCGAGCTCAAGCAGGCCGCAGCCGACGCCCGCAACGCCGAAGTCGAAAGGCAGGCTAGTGTCCAGGCGGCAGCCAAGTCCCGAGAGGCAACCCGCATCGCTGAGATGCAGGCAGAGGCCGAATCCCTAGAACAAAAGATCAAGGAACTAGAGCGTGAAGCTGACCAAGATCCTAATGCTGGTAAGCCTGCTCTTGGTGCTCCCAGCGTGCAGCGCATTAACAAGGTCCGATAAACTCGTCGTATCGCCTCCGCCGCTGCATCTAACGAAGCCGGACAGTGTCCTGCTGGAAAGGTGCAAAGGCCCCGTCGATCTCGGCGACAAACCTCTGACGCAGGCGCAGCTGGAAAAACTCTGGATCACTGACCGGGAACGGCTCTTGTCTTGCATTCGAAAGCACCTGGCGCTGCGGGACTATTACGCAGACCGGGATGCTGGCCTGGAAGGGACGAACCCGAAATGACCAACAGCTTGAAACTGACATTAGATACAGCAGGACTCGCAAAGCTTCTGTCAGCGCTTTCCGATGCGGCTGATCTTCTTCCGGAAGTTCGCGATGGTCTGATCGGCCTTCTCGATTCCGGCGAGCAGCTCCTTCGCATCGACTGTGACGGTTCTGCCGCAGCCCTCACAACTGAAATAGTTGTTCGCCTTAAGCCAAGTGACGCTCTTCTTCGTCTTTTGCCCGCATCCGGGGCAGGGGATATTGATTTCTGCGTCCTTGAACATGCAGCCTCTCCGGTTGAGTTGCTAGATGTGATCACAACTTCGGGAACTGTGCAATGACGGGAGCTGAACTTATGGCAGTGGTCGGCTTCGGCATGACAGTCTTCGGCTTCATGTTCGCGCTCTGGCGCTACATCGAAGGCAAAATCCTGGCGGTGCGCACAGAGGCCGGCGCAGCTGCCGCAGCATCGACTGCCCTGGCGACGCTCGCTCGCGAGGAGCTGGCGGCGCAGAAGCTTCACGTCGCCGAGCACTACGTCTCGAAGGCCGGTCTGAAGGAAACCACCGAACAGATCATGGAAGCGATCAGCGGCGTCAAAGCGGCGGTCGACAACATGACCATGCGCGTCGACCGCATCGTTGAAGGCCAGGCGAGGCGGACGACTACGCGGTAGCGGGGTAGAACCCGCGAACAAAACTCTCTGGATGCAAACGCGAGTGAGCTACCTCAAAATCACTCGCAATTTGTATTTCGGTGGAGTATTCTTGTATTGCGAGTCGCAATGCTTGAGATTCACAATCCTGAAGTGGTATATCAAGCGAGTTTGATTAAGCGATTCGGATCATGGTCAGAGTTCCCTGGGAAGGTGACTTCCCAAATGTCTTTGCTAACTGCAAATGGAAGGCGCCTGATGAGCAGGCGTGCCTAGGCGGGCACCCATTGTATCAGGCGGCTAAGGGCGAGCGCGATATGGGCGCGGCACTTGACCTGTTAGATGACCTTGTAGTCGGTGAGACGATTGATAAGTTGAAGCGGCTTCAGGCAGCTTGTGGAGCGGCTCCCAAGTTGATTGCGCCCGCAGCGCATGCTGGCGATTCGAACAACGCTCTCGCCATCGCTTACGCCAACTGGCTTGGCCATGAACTAGATTGGGAAGTTGACGAATCTGTATACCAGATGAAAGATTTCTCGAAGGACAGGCTCGGTCATTGGGTACGAATTGGACACAGAAGTACCTTTTATGGGGAAATTGACAAGAAGACCCCATATGTAATAGTGGACGACGTAATTACCTTGGGCGGAACATTAGCGGACCTCCGCTCGTTCATCCTCGGTAAAGGTGGACGTGTTATTGGAATGAGCACAATCGCCTCTAAGGATGGCAAAGATGTTCAGATCCGACTTGACGCTGACACAGAAACAAAGCTGGAGAGACAATATGGCAGCGATCTTGCAAAATTTTGCGACGAGCTTCTCAGCTTTCATTACCGGGGGTTCACGCTTCCCGAAGCAGCCCGAGTACTCGGTTGTGCGGGTTATGTCGATCTCCGAAAGAAAATCCAGCGAGGCATCGACGAGGGCAATGCATCGCGAAGCAAGAGACAAGCTGCGCGGTAGGCCGAAGAAATTCGGCTGATAACAGCTTTTTCAGAAAGAAGCCGCTTCTTCCTTGATCGGAGGAGGCGGCTTTTTCGTTTGCGGATAGCAAAAAAACCGCCGAGTGGTGAAGTCGACGGGCTTGTGGCTCCTCGGCTGGCGTTCCCAAATCCGGCAAATCAGTTTAGTTTCCCTGTCAACATCGGCGGGCCTAGCGGCGTCTTCCAAAGCGGAGGGCGCCGCTTTTTCGTTTGTGCGCAAATCAGCTAAGGGAACCAAATCGCCATTTATCGCGTTCAACGCGCAAAATTCGATGAGGTTTTCATGGATATCAATCTCGCCATCGCCGCTCTTGCCGCAACAGCCTCGTTCGTCTTCATGGTGTGGGCTATCGGCCGTACATACTGATAAGTTCGCTGGCTGCTCAATTGGAGCGCTGATCTCGCCGCTAGTCAAGGAAACCTCCAAGCAGCAATTGTTGTTCGAAGCTGGCGAGCGCGTAAAGCGCTAATAGCACATATCTTCGGCGCCGGATGGCTCAGCAGCTTTCATCTGAAACTTTGCAACCTCCGCGCTTCGAAATGCGACGGAGGTTGCTGCGAGCATCTCGGCTTTGGTCGTTCGGGAGAATTCCTCAACCGCCTTGATCAGTTCTTCACGGCCACCGCGCTAGTAGATTTCGGTCATTCTGTTGAGATTCATGCCTACCCCCAAGTGGAGGCGCATCTAGATAGGTAAAGGTAAGGGCAGACAATTAGTCTATAAGGTGTAGACTGTCTGAACAAGCTATTCCGTCGGTCTCGGCCTCAAATCTTACCTTCCCGCATCCCGCCGCCCCATCATCTTCTGTGTGGGCCGTTTGTTCTGTGCAAAGAAAAAGGCCGGGAAAAGCCGGCCTCGTTCTTCTAAGTCAGCAACGGTCACTGATTGTTCTCGCCGCAAGCTACGCCCTGTGGGGTAGCGTCACTCTTGCCGGCCTGGGTCTGGAGAGCGCCCTTGTTGTTCGAGCCGTCCTTACAGTCCGTCGAGTTCTTGTTCATTGTGCTGTTGGTCGTCGTACCATCGGTGGCCATCGGCTTCATCGCCTTGGTGCCAGTGCTGTCCATGTCGCCGTTGGCGCCACCACCGGCATCTTCATTCGCATTCTTGTCCGTCGCCATGTTGTTCGGCACTGGATTGGACTGAGCATAGGACATCGAAGTTGCCATGCCGAGAGCGAGAAGCGATGCGGCTACGAGTTTCATACGCATTGGGTTTCCTCCTTCAGGAATTGTTGTCATTTGGTGACAGGGGGGCAAACCTACGTTCATCCCACATGTTCCTGAAGACGCGATCACATAAGGTTTACGGAACTCTCGACTCATCTCGATGTTGTTAAGGCGGCGTAAGCCTAGCTCCTTCGGCTTGACGCTGGGTGGAGCGCGTTCTCGGCAGGGGCGCGTTCCGCTAAGCTTTCGACAGTAGCTCAGCAACGACAACGCTGGCAGCGCGGTTCGGCAGTGGCTTGAAGCCGAGCAAGGCATGCAGGAAATCGATCGGATCATCGAACCCAAAGGCGCGCTGCAGTTCATCGAGACTGCGGCGCTTCTTGCGCAGAACCCGGAAGACGGTGGCGCGGCCTGATGCTGATAGGCGAGGCTCATGCAGGCCGTCATCCTCGAAGTATGGCTCGCCTGCCTTCTCTTCGCCCGGTGCGATCTGGTCGAGCTGCATGCGGATAGCATCGCGGATGAACTTGGACCGACCGTGCGGTCCCACGATCGCATCAATGCGCAGCAGATCCTCCGGCTGGAGGTTGGCGTGCATCCTGACGAGGTTTAGTGGCGGGCGTCCCATGCAACCCAAGATGCCGGGACGTAGTTAACATCCGATTATTACCGGCCCAAAGTCCCGTCACATCGTGCTCGGATCACACCGGGTGCTTAATCTAGATTCTCTATGCGGGCGTTTTCGGCGAGTACCTTCGACCACGTTTCTTGGTACCCATCCCGCCATGATGCAGCGAGTTCGGCATCATCGAAGTATGGATTGGCGATTGGCAGAAGACCGCGCTTGGCGGCGTAACGCCCTTCCTGCTTGGCGGCAGCTTTCGAATGGTCTGTGGTCATGGAGTAGGCCTAGAAATGGAAATCAAAAATATGCCGGAGTCGTAGCAAGGTCTGATTTTTCAGACAATTCAAAAAGACATCCCCCAGGGCGGCCCTAGCGCCCGACCATCTTCTGTGAGCCTTTTATTCGGTGTGGAAGCCGTATTGCTTGCGGTATGCCTTCCCCTCGCGAGTGAGCTTGCAGCGAGGCCGAAGCCCCAGAGAGCCTTCGCGTTGGATGAGGCCCGCCTCCTCGGCACGGACGACCGTCTTTAGTCCCACGTTTCGCGGCAGGGATCGATATGATCGATCGCTCATGGAGTTTAGGAGCATTATTAGTCGCAGCGTTCTGGTTACCATTGCCGCGAAACTGTTGTTCGCGCTTTTGGTTTCAACAAAAATGGAAAGGGCCTGCCAACGCAGCGACGGCAGGCCCGCTCGCCCTTCCGTATCCGCCAAGACGCATTAGGGCGCGATAGCAATAGTCCTGGTCAGAAGCGGGCGCCATCCTGAGATTTTGCGATGAGAACCGCACGTTTGCGAGTGGTCTTCGAATTAGCGCCGTGCCTAATTGTAAGCATGAAAAACGACATCCTCAGATTCGGACTTATGACTCCATCGCTGGTAATCGAGAGCGAGGAGATGCCTCGGGCGAGGATCATCAATCTGATAATCGATCATGTGCCTGATGACAGGGAAGCCGGGGAGGCAATTGAGATGATCGCCATCGCGACATCTGGACAGTATGACGGCGAAGGATGGTCAATATGGTTCGCCGTGCGAGGAGAAACGCTCCACTGAACGCAAACGACCCGCGTCCTGTCACGGGTGCGGGCCTTGAGCTGGATGGGTTCCAGATTGGCGGAGGGCGCCGCTTTTTTCGTTTTTGGCACTAGCTTATGCGGATAATGTTCCCAACACCACCAGCGGGTCCCGACGCCAGGCGCAGAGGCGTAGCCATGCCCGCCCCATTCGCCGCAGTGGCAGTAGTGGACATAAGGCCCAGCGGATTGCATCGGCCGATCGGTATCGCTCATCTCGACATATTCCCCACGTACAGGCTCGCGCCCTTCTTCCCGCACTTGCACCGCATCGCCTTGGCGAGAGCGCCCATCTTTAGGCCAGCCCCGTACTTGCGCTGGATTTCCCAGCGGCTGACTGGCTTACGGCGTTTGCATGCCAAGCATTGGGCAAAGATCGTGTTGTATTCAGCCAGCTCGCCGATCGTCTTCTCGTCATCGGCCTTCGGCTCTTCCCGGATTGGCGCTTGCCCGGCGGCATAGGAGAGTTTGCAGGTGTCGTTGCCAGGGCCGCCAGGTTCGCGCTTGCAGCCGAAACGGCTTGCCAGTCGGTGCCGTAAACTGGGCATGCTCTGGTCGCCGTGCTCGGCAAGCAGCTCGTCCGCCTGGGCTGATCCAGCTTTCTCGCACTTGATGCATAAGAACTCAATCGTCTGGCTGGCATATTCCGAGAGCCACCAGGCGCCATTGCGCGGCACTAAAGCCTCTCCATCTTCCATCCACCGGGAGGCGGCTTCCCGCCTTTCAGCGCTACACGGTAGTCGGCTTCGATGATCGCTTCTTGCTTCGCCTCAGCGAGGTTCGATGCCCATCGCGTAATCTTGAAGCGACCGGCGCGGAAGATGTAGCGCTTCAGCTCCTTCCGCCCTCCCGCAGCGTAGCCAGCCTGAAAGATAGTCCACGCCGCGTGAACATCGGTCCGGCTCTGAAGCTCTGCGGTTTGCGCTCCCCACCATTCGTCAAATGCTTTGCGGAAGGGTGTACGTGGTTGCGGTTTGTCCAGCATCGGCTTTCACTCAAAAACATATTTTGTTCTTATATTGTTCTCCATCTGTTGGAGAGTCAATGCCTGTGCGCAATGCACTGCTTTTTAAGCAATTGCTGTTGAAAATGGCGCATGACCAGGCCGCCACGCACCAAACCGCTCCTCCAATCCGACAAGCCGATGAGATCTCGGGCGCGCAAAGCGCGCGACCCTGCCCAGCCGAGATTGCCGCTCGATCCGATCCCAGCTCGCATCGAGCCGTGCCTGGCGCTGCTCAAAGCGAAGCCCCCAATCGGCGACCAGTGGACATTCGAAATTAAATGGGACGGCTACCGCGTCGCCGTCCATATCGAGAACGGCAAGGTTCGCGTGATCACTCGCGGCGGTCACGACTGGACTGATAGATTCCCCGCGATAGCACAGGCCGCGGCGGAGTTGAGCGTAGCGACAGCTATCCTTGATGGCGAGGCAGTTGTCCTCGACGAGCAGGGCAGGTCGGATTTCGGTCAGCTGCAGCAGTCGCTCGGCGGGAGAGGCGGCAAGGAGGTATCCGATGCCTCCATCATGATGGCGTTCGATCTTCTTTATTTCGACGGTCACGATCTCACTAAGATGGAGCTATCGGCTCGCCGGCACCTGCTGGAAGGCTTGCTTGCGGGGCAGCAAGGGGCCATTCGCTTATCCGAAGAGTTCGACGGCGATGGGGCCACGCTGTTCCAGGCCGCCTGCGAGCACGGGCTAGAAGGCATCATCGCCAAGGATCGCGACAGCGAATACCGCTCTGGTCGACTTGGCGACTGGGTGAAAGTGAAGTGCATCCAGAGCGACAGCTTCGCGATCGTCGGCTATGAACATTCGATGTCTGCAAGGGCAGGGGTCGGCGCGCTGCTCCTGGCCGCCCGCCGAGACGGCGAGCTTGTCTATGTCGGCTCGGTCGGAACGGGCTTCAAAGAGGCGCAGACGTGGAAGCTTCGCGAAGAGCTTGACAAACTGGCGACCAAGAAACCGCCGATCACCTACGAAGGCCGGCGCAAGAATGTCGTCTGGGCTCGACCCCGGCTGATAGCCGAGATCGAGTATCGAGCCTGGACACATGACGGGAAGCTCCGCCACGCGTCGTATAAAGGCCTGCGGGATGTGGGCGACGAGGCAAAGAATTACGAGCTAGACTGAGCCTTTGACAAGATAAGGTGTTCTTGCTGTCCCGGTCGGCCGAAACTAGAAGCGTACGTTTTCGTGATTGTACGCTTTTTGTAATCGAAGGTGACGTTCCCCAAGATACAGGCGCGAGCCATCTCAGGATGCTCATTCCACAGCTTCAAGAAATTTTGTCTGCACCAGCCGATGATGGCCCGCTTAAGTGCGCGAGTTTCTCTCGGTCGAAATACAGCATGGTCCAGCCTGAAGCCCATGATATTCATACACACACCGAGGATCCGGGCATTGACGTAGTTGGGCAGTTTCTCCATTGATCGAATTTCTGCCCAGAGAAGCCGTGACAAGCGAGCCTTGAACAGATTGCGGGTGTAGCTCGCCTCATAGTCCCGCATCAGCTCGCTCCAAATCATGTTGTGTTGAACGTTCCAGCTTCGGAAGTCGCTGGTTGCCACAGAACCTGATTGTACGACGAGTGACTTCGCAATCTCAGCAAGCACGTCGATGAGGTCTTTGTCTCTGACGTAGGTTCCTTCTAGCACTGAGATTCGGCGGCGCGTACGAACTCCTGATTCCTCAATGAGATCCAAGGCGCGACCTATAAAATCGACAACTTCGCCAAGCCTCTGATATTCAAGAGCGGATCCGTAAGCTTCCTCGGCCATCGAGTTGATGCGATATAGATCCGTACACGCGTGCTCATACGCACTCTGTATTTGAAAAATCGCGGTATTGATCTCTAACGAGCGATGCCTGCGCAGGCGATCTTTGAGATATAGAAGAACCGCTTTGTTATAGGCGATCCAGCTCCTTGCGGACCAACTTCTTGTGTTGAGCCATAAAGGATCGATTGGACTTCCACCATTGCCAGCAAGCGAATCGATAAGTCTGGAATTTCCGAACAAGCTCGAAGAGACAGGCTTGAGATAGCCGATAAGTCCAGATCTGTAACCATCATCCTCATGATGCACCGCCGAGTTGGTTTCGCTGAACAGTTCAGCCGCAACATTCCTTGCAAATTGCTCAATTGGAATGTCGGTTCGATGATTACCGACCTCTCGAAAGATTGTTGTCGCTACCCAGGGCATCTTGAGTGCCACCAAGTGGCAGACCCGCCTATCGCCTAGCAGAAGCACAAGGTCATGGGCGATTTCCGCGGTGATTGTTTTCGTACTTTCGATGCCACCATGAGCGTGATCGTAGACTTTGACCCTCTTACTAGCATTTTGGAAAATCGGCGCAACAGAGCGGCCTACTTCGAAGATGGCAGCCGTCAGTTCGGTTTCATTACCGTCCGAGATTGCCTGAAAGACGCGTTGGGCAAAGCGGATCGAGTTACTCTTCGAGAAGACCGGTGGATTTATGAAGGCTACATAAGTCCACAGCGCGATCAGCCCAATTACGATTGCAGCAAAGAACGCCTCGAAGAACGCTTGATTGTTGACTGCCGATGGGGTGGGAAGTCCTGACTGAAACCAAAACGGCAGGCCGATGAGGCCAAGACCGGTAAGGATAGTGGCGGCAAAAAAGATTTTGTGAATTGGTATTGCGGAGACCGCGAGACGAAACTTGTACTTTTCGTCTGCCATTGTATACGCCACCGCGAAAACAGCGACAGCCGTGAGAAACTCACCAATACCGAACAATGGCTGGCCGGATGGCGGTTGAGCCTTTTCAAAGCAGATTCCCATTGTGTCGAGAACACAACTCGCGGCAGCGGTCGCCATGGTAGCCGGTCCAAACCCTGTTCAAAAGTTTTGCTGGGCGCAACAGGATCGTTGCGATGGAAATTTATTTGTAGCAGTGTGCTTTTGGCTGTCGGCGAGACCAGCATTTGCGCTGATCTCGCCACCGAGGAGCCACCTAGCGCGGGAGAATGCGGATTGCTGGCAGGCTATCGCCGCATTCCCCGCTGCCAGGATTTGTAGGGTAGGCAGGTTCGGCGGTGCCTGACAATACGCGTGTCAAGCTTTCCCCGCCAAAAGAGCGCAATACCGGAAGATGCTCACAGAAATCCGAAGCCTTGCCGCATTCTGAGGCGACATTGGTCGGTCATCCGTCCGACTTTCCAAAATACCAATAATCGATGCGCTTGACCTCCTGCCGGCCCACCTCCGTAATGGCCCACAAGCTGTTCTTTTGAGCGTCTGTGCCGGTCACCTCGATCACGCCGTGCGACTCGAGCTTTTTTAGCGTCACGTCACCAACGCCCTTCAGATCGTGAACCGTACGCGCACTGGGGTTGGCTATCATATGCCGGAGCACAGTTTGACAACGAGTGTCTAGGTTGAGCTTCGGTTTCCTGTCGGCACGTATTTCTCGCTTTGGTCGGAGAACATCCAGATTTTCCTTGGGATCCTCTAGTGTCGAAGGAATGTAGCTTCGATCGAGGAGCATGTAGCTAGAATACCACTTCTTGATCAGAGGGACCGGGCGGCCTCCGTGGAGGGCATCTACCTTGGGGAAACCGCAAGCTTCCATCGCTTTCAGGGCGCCACGCTTCCAATTGGTGGCGTTTGCCTTGCCAACGATTGCGACGGCAATCTCATCATCGCTCGCGAATAGGGGCAATTTATCTAGCAGGCTAGGTGGAAAGGTCATTTCTTTTTGGCGGCCTTTCGAGCCGCCTGCGCGGCCTCGTACCTAGCCAGAAATCCGGCGCTGCCGGACAAGGCCCGCTCAATCGCCAGCTCTTTTGCCCGCTTCCGCGTGCCATAGCGGAGCGTTGCTGGCTCTCTGACGGGGAAATCTCGGGTCGTCTGTCGCTTGATGAAGTTGTCAATTTCCTCTGGAGCAAACAAGAGGCGGCTGCGTACGGTGCCTCTGCCGACCTTCACGTGAGCGAGTTCACCATGTCTTACGAGGTCATGAATCGTAGCGGGTGACACAGCCAGCAGTTCGGCAACCTCCTTCATCGGAAGCAGCCTTCGTATGGGTTGTCCTCGCATGCCGATCATGAATGCAAGCTGGACATCTTCGCTCCGCCATCCCTGATCTGGATCAAGCGGCTGGGTAAAACGCACATAATATTGCGCTGCCTGCTGGATTTTGGGGTCAATCATCTCACCACCTAGAAGTAACCGCCCCGGCGGAATTGCCGACGACAAAATCCTATTTCGTGGTGGTAGGCAGGATGGCCTGGCGCGGTTGGTGGCCGCTATCAGAAGTTATTGGCATAGGGTGGATCGGTCAATATCGCCAGTCAGGTTTGATGACTGGAAAATTTTCCACGGATTTCCTGCAACGTGCGGCTGCCTTTCCGGCCGGTAACAAGCGCCACCACGAAACAGACAAC